GACCACTTCAGAAGTAGTTACAGAAATGGTTCGTGCTCGTAACGATAAAGGACATTATATAGCAGATGACCCAAGCACCCCAGAAAACGAATCGTGGGTTGAAAAGCCTAAAAAGAAAGCGGCTCCCAAAAAGAAAACCCCTGCCAAAAAGAAAGCCGCAAGCAAAAGCTAGTGGTGGCGTAACAAAACGCTTTAGTAAAATAGCTCGACCCCAAAAATTTCAGGGTATTTTCTAAAACTCTGGGATAAATACTTGTATTCTCCTATGGATTGTATAATGTCCTAGTATGGAGATCTCATGGACGCACTAAATCTAGCTGAATACCTCTACAAAAAGTTACGTCAACGCCGTGATGACATACAGGTGTCTTTAGGCACAGGTAACATTGGTTCGTTTGATGACTATAAGTATGCAGTTGGGCAGATCAAAGGTTTGACGTTTATGGAAGAAGAAATCAGAACAGCAATGAGAAATATTGAGCTATCAGATGAGTAAAAAACTGTATGTGCCTGAAAGTATGGCAAGAAAACCAAAGGATATGGAAAACATTCCTACGCCTATAAAGACTGCTTTTGGAAAAGATAAAGAAGAAAGCAAGAACGAGAATGATCCTTCTCAAATGGAAGCTTCAGCTTTAGAGCGTCTTCCACAACCAACTGGATACAGAATGTTAATCATTCCGTATTACCCAAGTGAAAAAACCAAAGGTGGTGTTTATGTTCCTGATGCAGTTAGAGACAGAGAAGCCTTTGCAACAGTAGCAGCTTATGTCGTAAAACTAGGCCCAGATGCATACCAAGACTCCCAGAAATTCCCAACTGGTTCGTGGTGTTCTGAAAAAGATTGGGTTCTTATAGGAAGATATGCGGGAAATAGGTTTAAAGTGGAAGGACTTGAGGTTCGTATTATAAATGACGATAATATTATAGCTACGATACTTGACCCCAAAGACATTTCGTATGTATAAGATAACAGAGGAGAGTTTTTGTTATGCAGGCAGAAGCCCAAGAAAAAGAAATTGAAGAAGTAACATCCGTAGAAATAGAGGACGACTCAGAAGTTATTGAAGAGTCTTCTGAAGAGGAACAACAGGCTTCTTCTAATGAAGATTCTGATGATGAGCAAGAGCTTAGAGATTATGAATCTCCAAATAAAAAGAAAAAAGATCCACAGCGTAGAATTAAACATTTAACTGCGTTAAGAAAAAAAGCTGAAGAAGAAGCAGCCGCCGCAGTAGAATATGCGCAACAGATTAAAGCTCAAAATGATGAGTATAAAAAGCGTCTTTCAACTTTAGACAAGGGATATATGTCTGAGTATGAAGGAAGAGTTACAACGCAAGAAGCCCAAGCAAAACGTGCATTAGCAGAAGCACATGAAGCAGGCGATTATGAAAAATTAGCGGATGCTCAATCAGCAATATCACAAATTGCTATTGAAAAAGAGCGTCTTCGTTTACAGAAACAACGTTCTCAGCAGCAAGCTCAAGAGTATGCTGCTCAACAAGAACAGGTGCAACAGCAGCCCCGTCAACAAGCCCCTCAACCACAGCGTGACCCAAAGCTAGAGTCATGGTTAGAAAAAAATAAGTGGTTTGGTCAAGATAAGGTTATGACAGGTGCCGCAAGAGCAATTCACGAAACGTTAGTTGCGGAAGAGGGGTATGCCCCTACAACCGATGAATATTATTCAGAAATTGATCGGCGCATGCGTTCTGAAATGCCTAATAAGTTTGCAAGTGGCAAGAAAAACGTCCAATCTGTCACTCCTTCGGGGAACGGTAGTCGTTCACTGGTAAATGGACGGAAGAAGCAAGTGGATCTAAACCCTGGTCAAGTTGCATTGGCTAATAAGTTAAAGATACCCTTGGAAAAATACGCCGCTGAAGTGGCGAAACTAGAGAATCGGAGAGACTAATGGCGGATCGTACCCCACGAGAAACAGAAACTCGGCAAAGCCAAGAACGTAAAGTTTGGAGGCCAGGAACAGCGTTAGAAGCTCCAGAACCACCTCTAGGGTTCAAGCATCGTTGGATTAGAGAATCCGTGATGGAGTTTGATGATAAAACAAACATTCATAAAAGAAGACAAGAAGGATATGATCTCGTTCGTGCAGAGGAATATCCAGAGTATTCAGGTCCAGTTGTAGATGAGGGAAGGAACGCAGGCATCATAGGTGTTGGCGGTTTGGTCCTTGCTCGTATACCTACTGAACTTGCAGATCAACGCAATCAACACTACCAGAAGACTACACAAAATCAGATGGATGCTGTTGATCGTGATTGGATGCGCGAAAATAATCCTGCGATGCCAAAAATGGCACCACAACGTAAATCAAGTGTGAGTTTCGGCTCACGACCTAAATCTGATGGAGATTAAAGATGGCGAATTTAGACGCACCTTTTGGCCTTCGTCCTGCTCGTACAAGTATAAGCTCTCAACAGCAAAATCGTTACCGAATTGCTGCAAACTACAACACCTCTATTTTTCAGGGTGATCTAGTTGCAATGGTAACTGGTGGCGGTATTGAGAGAGTTGCGGCGGGTGGTTCAGGATTTATTCTAGGCGTTTTCAACGGCTGTGAATTTACTGATCCAAGCACAGGAAAGCCAAGATTTTCAAACCACTATCCTGCAAGCACAAATGCGGCTGACATTATAGCTAACGTTATTGATGATCCAAACGCAGTGTTTGAAGTTCAAGCTGATGCTGCATTTCCAGTAGCAGACTTGGCAGGTAACTACGATATTCTAGCAACAGCAGGAGATACCGTATCTGGTAGCTCTCGCATTGAGCTAGAAGTAGGAACTGCGGATAGTACGGTAGCAACCCTACCACTAAAGGCAATCGATATTTCTCAAGATCCTGAGAATAGCGATGTTTCATCGGCAAATACAAACGTAATTGTCAGAATTAACAACCACCTGTTCAGTGCTGGCACTGCGGGTCTAGCATAAGGAGACTGAGTTATGGCTATTTCAAGATCCCAGCTCGTCAAAGAGCTAGAACCTGGGCTTAACGCTTTGTTTGGTATGGAGTATGACCGTTACGAAGGTGAACATGCAGAAATTTTTGACACAGAAGCATCTGATCGTGCTTTTGAAGAAGAAGTAATGCTTGTTGGCTTTGGTAATGCTCCAACTAAAAGCGAAGGTGCAGGTGTACAATTCGATAATGCAAATGAAGCGTTTACTGCTCGTTATTCACACGAAACAGTAGCTCTTGCTTTCGCATTAACGGAAGAAGCTGTTGAAGATAATTTGTATGACCGCCTTGGTGCTCGTTATACAAAAGCATTAGCTCGTTCAATGGCGCACACAAAGCAAATCAAAGCAGCATCTGTTTTAAACAATGCGTTTGATAACAACTTTACTGGTGGTGACGGTGTTGAGCTATGTTCAACAGCACACCCTCTAGCGGGTGGTGGTACCTTCCGTAACGAGTTGGCAACTGCTTCTGACCTCAACGAAACTTCACTTGAGAATGCTCTTATTGACATCTCAACATTCGTTGATGAACGTAATATGATTGTCGCAATGCGTGGCACAAAGTTGATTATTCCACCACAACTGCAATTCGTTGCAGATCGTTTGTTGGAATCAACTCTTCGTGTTGGTACTGCTGACAATGATGTTAATGCAATCCGTAACATGGGTATGTTACCAGAAGGTTACACTGTTAACCATTTCTTGACAGACCCAGATGCGTTCTTCATTAAAACAGACGCTCCAAATGGCTTTAAGCACTTTGAGCGTTCTCCAATGAGAACAAATATGGAAGCAGATTTTGATACAGGAAACATGAGATTCAAGGCTCGTGAGCGTTACAGCTTTGGCTTTAGCGACCCACGTTGCGTATTTGGTTCCCCTGGAGCATAATTTGTGTTAACATAGAGTATGAACATTTTTCATGTTTTTGCTCCTTAAACTTAGAGGCGGCGCGAGTCGCCTCTTTCTTTTTGTTAAATATGTGGTATTGTGTGTTTATTCCTGACAGCGGCATGAGGCTGCTGACATAACCCAAGACAGGAGATTGACATGGGTACTACTACTTTTTCTGGCCCTATAAAGGCAGGAACAATTAAGAATACAACAGGAACAACTCTTGGTTCAGATATCAAGAACACTGGTCAAGTTGTTATGGCACAAACATTTTCAGTAGATTTATCTGGTGGAGCGGTGGCTGCGTCTGTAACAGACGTTGTTATTCCTGCAAATTCTCAAATTATTGACTGTATT